CCACAATGGGTAAGTTCTGATTATTACAAATATAAGGTAGGTACACAAGTATATAACAAAGATCAGATTTGGGAAGCTATTAATTTAACACATACCTGGATTGAACCTGCATTAGCCGGAAATGGTGCAATAAGTTGGAAATTCGTGAAAGATTGGAAAGAATAAAATATATAAAAATGAAAATGAAACTTTGTTATTATCAGGGATCACAAAAAGACAGACGCGACGAATGGACAAGCATAGACACAATCACGATGGGGTGTTGGATTGTTGCTGCTTTAATACTCTTGATGTGATGAAAATTCTGAAATGCAAATATTTAGGCAAGAAAACGAGAAAATAGTTCACCTTTGGAACAATTTGAACGAAAATAAAAATGAAATGGTACAGGTAAAATCAAAACCGACTAACGAGCAATCCCAACAGGGTAAATTACTGAAAATATTCAGTGAACTTACCAACCGAATGGGATTAGCTTCACAACTCGGTTACCAATATAGTGGGGACAGGGATGTCTATGAGGCACTTGGTTACCCTACTACAATAAAGTTCAGTGACTATTATAACAGGTATGATCGTCAGGATATGGCAAAAGCCATTATTGACCGCCCTGTGAAAGCGTCTTGGAAAGGTGATTTATCTGTTATTGAAAATGTGAGTGACAGTAAAACTCCTTTTGAAAAGTCATGGATTGAACTTTCTGACCGATTGAAACTGAAATCTCTTTTCATTCGTGCCGACAAACTCACCGGAATAGGGCAATATTCCATACTGTTGCTCGGATTGAATGATGTAAAAACCATTGAGGACTTTAAAAATCCTGTGCCTGTCAGGAATGGTCTGAAACTCATTTACGTTAAGCCATTGTCTGAATCTTCTGCCGTAATAGAGAAATTTGATGATAATGTGTACAGTGAACGGTTTGGGTTACCATTGCTTTACAAAGTAAAAGCGTCTATCAGAAATCAGTCGGGTGTCAGTCAGGAAACCCAAATTACTGTCCATTACAGTCGTGTGGTGCATTTGGTAGAAGATATCATGGAGGATGAGGTTTATGGCACTCCACGACTAAGGTCAGTTTACAACCGGTTAATGGACTTGGAAAAGTTAATCGGTGGTGATGCTGAAATGTTTTGGCGTGGTGCTCGTCCCGGTTACACGGGTAAATTGGATGATAATTTCCAAATTACCGATGCCGGTATGGAAGATTTGCAAGACCAAATTGATGAGTTTGAACACAACCTGCGAAGGGTGCTTATCAACGAAGGAATTGATTACAAGGCTTTGGAACAGCAAATAGCTGACCCACTTTCCCACGTGGATATTCAGATGCAAATGATAAGTGCCGTGACAGGTATTCCGAAAAGAATATTGGTAGGAAGTGAACGTGGGGAGTTGAGTTCGGCACAGGATAAGCAGGAGTGGATAGCTTATGTAACTTCACGAAGGGAAGAACAGAATGAGCCGATGATACTTCGCCCGTTTATTGACAAGTGTATTGAAATAAAAATACTTCCCAAGCCGAAAGATGGTAAGTACCTGATTGTTTGGGATAAACTGTTTAGCTTGTCCGATACGGAAAAAGTGAATATGGGTAAAACTCGTGCGGTAGCACTGAAAGAGTACTCACTGAATCCTTTGGCACAGGAACTTATGCCATTTGAAATGTTCATGGAGTTTTTCCTGGCTTTGGATAAAACTCAAATTGAAAGGACAAAACAGGCAGAGGAGGAAAACATACGGTCTGAACGTCCAATCAGTGAAATGGAAAAAGCACTCTTGGAAAGAAGCGGGTACGGTGACAGGGAAAAACCTGATGAAAAAGACATGGATGAAGAATGAAAACTTTAAACAAAATATTGCAGGATATTTTCAATAATAAGAAGTCTGGAAATTTGACTGAATTGGAAGTTCAGCAGGTAAAGGATTTTATTTATTGGATTGACTGTGAATTGAAGTTACTTGATTTACTTAACCTTAAATGGTATAACCTGAATTGAATGTGTGAAGTTTGTGTAAATAATAATTCGTTGATTGTAAATCGTATCAAAAGTTACGATCCAACTCATACCACTACTTTGCGAAACGCAATGGTAAGTGAGAGTAATCGCAGGTTTGACGAGTTGATAAGGGTTATCCAAAAAACTGTGGATGACGATGATTGTTTTGGACTGAAAGAAAGTCCTGCAATCATGCAATTATCAAGTCCCGGAAATCGTGCTTTTTCATTTGGTACGAGTGAACAGAAAGTCAGGGAATTTTTACTTTGGTTGGACGAACAGGTTAAAAAGGGATTGTTTACCATAGAAGTAATTCAACAGGTCGGGGAGTCAATTTACCCGATTTGGTCAAATAAATTTATCAGTGACGCTTATCGTAGGGGAGTTAAGCGGGCAAGGCAGGAAATGATAAATGCAGGTTACGCCATACCGTCCATTGAAGCAATAGGAGGAATTGGGTTTGCTATGAATGCCATGCACATTGAGCGCATAGGTTTGGTGTTTTCACGGGTGTACAGTGAACTCAAAGGCATAACTACTCAAATGGAACAGATAATAGGGCGAGTTTTGGCTCAGGGGATGATAGACGGGGATAACCCTCGCAGAATAGCAAAAAAATTAGTTGCTGCAATCAATGGTGCAGGGGTAGGTGATCTTGGATTGACGGATACATTAGGGAGATTCATTCCCGCCCGTAGAAGGGCAGAAATTATGGCACGTACCGAGATTATCCGGGCTCACCACCTTGCCACCATTCAAGAGTACAGGAATTGGGGGGTTGTTGGCGTTGAAATTTTAGCGGAACTTGCAACGGCTGGGGATGAGCGTACATGTGTTATCTGTGCAAGTTTAGAGGGAAGAACATTTACTTTGGATGAAGCTGAAGGATTGCTGCCTTTGCATGCGCAATGTCGCTGTATTATGCTTCCCCGAGTAATAAAGAAAGGAGTAAAATAATATGAAATTACCTTGGTACATAAAGGATAAAGGCATTACTTCAAAAGATGGGAAGTTGTATTTTAATATTTCTTTCAATAAATGGTGGGTACGAATACAACAAATGAAGATATTTTTTCTGATTTTGTGGAAAGGAGGAAAATAAGATGCCTTGGAGTAAAAATGACGTAGAAAAACATAAAAAGGGATTGACTGATGCTCAAAAAGAAAAATGGGTTTCGGTAGCCAATTCTGCAAGATCTTCCTGTTTAAAGGAGGGGAAAAGTGAAAAGGAGTGTGATGCAAGTGCAATTCGCATAGCCAACAGTCAGGTTAATGCCAACCTTTTGACTTATTCTGAAAGTCAGCCTGAGTATACTCCTGAAGTAAGGGAATGGAACGGGAAACAGTATTTGATTGTTCCTGTAGTGATGATGACCGAAGGAGTGCATAATGGCAGTCACGGTGCAATTTACCATAACCCTGACGAACTCGGTAAATTTGTGGATTCATGGAACGGAATACCTGTAACTATTTCTCACCCTGTAAACAGTGAAGGGAACTTTGTTTCAGCAAATGACCCAAGTGTATTGTCAAATTGGGCAGTTGGACAAATATTCAATGCTTACATGGATGGGGTGAAGTTGAAAGCTGAAGCATGGATTGACGTTCAAAGAGTTGCTGCTATTTCTATGGAAACACTTACCAAAATACAGGCAGGAGAAGTAATTGAAGTGAGTGTTGGGATATTCAGTGATGAAGAAGAAATTGAAGGATTTTGGAATAACGAACAATATACTGCCGTAGCCAAAAATTACAGACCGGATCACCTCGCTCTTTTGCCCGGAGAGGTTGGTGCATGTTCTGTAGCTAAGGGTTGTGGGGTACGTACTAACAAACAGAAAGGAGGTAAAAGTGTGGAAATATTAAATGTTTTAAAAGATTTGAGCAAAAAGGGATTATCTGTTTCCCCTATGGTAAATGAAGTAAGTTTTTCCCAAATAATGGATCAGTTATACTCATTGATTGATGGGAAAGATAATGATTCTGAGAGGTTTTACTTGGAAGA